CATGAACTCGCCGAATCATGATGGAGTAAATGGAGAAAAAATCTCCGCACTTAACCTTTCTGCTTCTACTGCCACAGTTCTTGCTGGCAGTTTTGCAGATCAAGGAAATGGTTACTGGAGAGCGACAGTTACAGTGCCAGGGGGCGGGCTTGTTGATAATTTTGTTATCGCAGTAAAAGATCCAACAACAAAAGAACCCATTCAACTTCGTATGGAAAAACTAAGTTCAACTCAGTTTTATATTTATACAAATGTGGTTCAAAACTTTGAGGTTTATTTCGGGGTATGAGTGCATTAAACACACAACCACTTGAGATACAAGACTTCTCCTTCGGTATCACCGATTACTATATCGATGGAGATCCTCGTCATGCAAAGACGATGGAAAATCTTTTCCTCACACCGAACAAAAAACCTCGCACTCGCTGGGGGAGTGTTGTTTACAACGACCAACTTCCTCTCGGACTTTTCAGAGTAAATAAACTTTCAGATATAAAATCTAATATCATTGCATTTCAAGATAAACGAGCTTATCGAGATAATGCAGGCTCGTGGTCTGAAATTGTAGGGCCAACGTCTGGATCTTTTCTACCGAGTGGTGACGGAAACTCTGTTATCGTCGATACTGAATGGCAAGATCATGTATTTTTCACATCAGACGCCCTTTGCTCACCTCAAAAACTTTATATTGATAACTCTGGAAGTTATCGTGTTCGCAACGCTGGGCTACCTGATTTACCCTCTGGTTTTTCTGTTACGAACCCTTCTGGATCTGGTAACTCATATCTCTACGCAGCTGTTTTGTCTTATACCTACCAAGTGGGAACAGTTACTTATCTTGATCGCGGTCCTGTATTTTATTATTCAAGTGCTGTTACAGGTGGAGCTATCAACGGCGGAACTACCGCGACAGTAACAATCCCAGGCACCTACACTCCAGTGGAAAACTGGGATACAACTAATTGGAAAGTTGAACTCTACCGAACTACAAATGCGGGAGAAGTTTTCTATAAAATTGGGCAAGTAAATTTTGGTGTCACTACATTTGTTGACAACGTAGCGGATGCGGCTTTAGTTTCAAACGAGCAGCTCTACACTACAGGTGGAGCAGCTTCTAATACAACTCCCCCAAAAGCTAAATATGTTCACTGTGTGAATGACTATGGTTACTGGGCTCATATTAAGGATGGAAGTGAAATTCTTTCCACTGAAGTCAGACAATCTAAGGCGGGAGATCCAGACTCGGTTCCTGCAACCTTTTCAGCGTTCACAGAGCAACCGATCAAGGGACTCTCTTCTATCTATGATCGCCCTATTGTTTTATGTGATCATTATATTTATCGCATCGACAATTTCTACGGGGACGACGGGACAGGCGGGATGCTTCTTCGTCGAATCGACGATAAAGCAGGATGCGTCTCTCAACAATCTATCGTTCAAACCCACCTTGGACTTTTCTGGGCAGGGGAGCAAGGCTTCTACTGGTCAGACGGATTTAGAGTAGCAAACATCTCTGATCACTTAAACGAAACCTATAAATCTCTCGTATCCACAACCACTCGCCAAAATAGAATCTGCGGTACGTTTGATCCATCAAACCAGCGAGTTTTTTGGACAGTATCAGTAAACGATGGAACTCAGGAGCCTGACATTGTTTTTGTCATGGACTTGAGATACCCGTTCATGCCAGGGGAAGGAAAGCGCGGAGCAAGTTTTACGACAATGCTTGGAGGAGACGCTTTTAGGCCTACGCAAGTTTTGCAAATTGGAAACTACGTTTATCGAGGGGATACTCGAGGATATATTTTTAAGCATGGTATTGAGTATTTCACAGATCCTAAGGTTGTGGTCGGAGTGGCTGCAAATCTTTGGGATACACAAACAATTGAACATCTCTACGAGTCTTGTTTCCTAGATTTTGGAAGTAAATTTTATCGTAAGTGGGTTCCAAGAATTTTAATTTCAGCTGACAACACAACAAATCTCTCGCTCGCTATTCGTTCTAGTAATGATAACAATCGAGTAAAGGGAGATTTAAAGCCAATTAGGTACAAAAATAATATCAACTGGGGCGACTCACTCCCACTTTGGAATGATCCTTCTTCTCTTTGGAACGCGCAAGGTTTGATTGAAGAGTGGAGAAGATTTCCTGCGGGCGGGCTTCGTTGTAACTACAAACAAGTTATTTTTGAAAATGCAAAAGTAAACATTGTTGATTCAACTCTGCTCGGTCTTGCGACTGTGAACCCAGCTACTAACACAGCGACTTTAGGAGGCAGTTTTCAGTGGCTTCCAAACATTACAGATTATTTCATTAGTTTTGAACACGACAACTACACACGAGAGTTTAAGATTACGGCTCGAACGCCCACGACTTTGACTTACGAAGATACCTCTAATGTCGATCCAGCGATTGCTGGAAACTATAAATGGATAATCAAAGGAAAGCCTAAAGGAGAAGTTCTGCTTCTCAATGGGTATGTGATCCACTGGGCTTACATCTCTAAGTCCCACACTCCATTTAGTAGCTCGTCATTAGGGGGTAATCCCGCGTGAGTAAAACGATCAAGCGTTTGGACCTTTTATTCAGGGAAGTTCAAGATCTTGCTGCGCAAGAGAACTTCTACAGAATTAAGGCCTACATCGACAACCTCAGTAGCAATGGACTTGTAGGACCACAGGGGCCACAAGGTCCAGCTGGCCCTCCTGGGACAGTGGGTGTTGCCGAGTATGCAGGAGCTTTGAAAATCACTCGTGTAGCGAGCGTTTCAATTACTCTTGGCGATGCGCTTTATGCAATCAGCTCTACTCATGTTGCACTGGCTGATGCCAGCAACACGATAGCCGAGGCAATGGTTTTTGGTTTTGCCCTTAACAATGCCTCTCCAGGAGCCGATGTAGATGTGCTTATTTTAGGGGTTCTTGAAGATCCTATTTTCTCGATCTTCACTGTGAACGCTCCTTTATTTTTGGATGAAACTGGAGGCATTACAGATTTGAAACGAACAACTGGCTACCACACAGTTATCGGAAAATCCCTTGGTGGAAACCAAATTTTTGTAAGCATTAAAGACCCAGTGGTAATTGCGTAGGAGGAATATGGCATCGACTAAAGAAAAGAAATTTAAACAACAAGAAAAGGCCGCACCCGAAGTAGTAAAAGCCGAAGTTAAAAAGGAAATCCCAGGGGTTCTTCATCCCGATCACCTTCTCCAGCTTGAGGTGAAGTCACGCGATATTGAAAACGCAAAACTTCACATGGCTATAGAAGAGCAGGCTCTTAAGAATATGATGCTTGAGCTTCATATCTTACAGAGGAAAGTCGAGGATCAAAAACAACTCCTTAAGCAAAAGGCAATTTTCTACGAAACTAATGTAAAGCAGTTTCAACAACTGAAGTCTGAATTATGGCCGATATATGGGTTTGGTCAGAATGAGGGCCTTGGGTACGATCCTGCCACGGGAACTATTCACAGGCCAAATTCATAACCAAAAAGGGGGTTTATAAATGGCAGATATTAAAACATTGTACGTCAACTCAGACGGATTTTACCAAGAGCACAGCGAATCGGGTGACTCGGTAAAATTCTTGTCTTTTAAAACCGCAAATAAGGAGCTGACAGACGCTAAACTTTCAGACCTTATCGACGGCGCAGATGCAAACGATCAGCACATTCACGATGCTAGATACTATAGAGAGAATGAGTTTATCGCGTCAACTGCGGGTGTTGCTGACGCAGGGAAACCTGTAAAAACTGCTGCAAGTGGTTACGTCAATCCTTTGATTGATGTTGCTTCGTTAAATGCAGCTCTTGATCACGGGACTTTAACTGGTCTTGGCGACGATGATCACACGCAGTACATCCTGGCTTCAGGAGCTCGTGCTTTCACAGGCGCACAGAGCATGGGCGGATTCAAGCTTACAAACCTTGCGAATCCAACGGCTGGCACTGATGCTGTAAACTTACAAACACTTCAAGCCAACCAAGAAGGCTTAAAGCCAAAGCAAGCGGTTCGAGTAGCGACTACTGCGAACATCAACTTAGCTTCTGCTCCAGCTTCTATTGACGGCGTAACTCTAGCTTCAGGCAACCGAGTATTGGTGAAAGACCAAACTCTTCCAGAGGCAAATGGTATCTACGTTTTCAACGGAGCGGGCTCGGCGATGACTCGTGCGACTGACTTTGATTCTTTGTCACCAATTGACGAGATCAACGGCGCATACACTTTCGCTCAAGAAGGTACTGCAAACGCAGGAAAAGGATACGTTCAAACTGGCACAGTGGCGACTCTTGGCACTGATCCTGTGAATTTCGTGTTCTTCAACGCTGCAACCTCAATCACAGCATCTACTGGTCTTGTGAAGGTCGGAAACGACATTCAAATTGATCCAAGTGCTGCGGGTGCGGGACTTGGTTTTTCAGCGGGTGTTTTATCAGTAAATGTGGACGCTGCGACTATCGAGATCAACTCTGACACTCTTCGTGTTAAAGCTGATGGGATCAACGACACGCATATCGATTTCGGAACAGGTGCGAACCAAGTTTCTGCGGTTGATATTCCAATCGCTGACGCTGGAAACTTCACATCTCAAACTGAAGTTGAAGGAGCTCTTCAAGAACTTTACGGCCTTATCGCTGCAAGCGGAGTTAGCTACACAGTAGGAGTCGGAGGCGTAACAGCTGGAAGACCTTGCTATGTATCTGCGAACAATACTGTTTCAGAATATGGAGCTCTCACTGGTACTCAACGAGTAATCGGAGTGGCTTATACAACTGAAACCGCAGCTGCGACTGTAAAAGTCTTAGCAAACGACACAGTGGTGACTGGAGTTCTCTCTGGATTCACAGCTGGTCAAACAGTGTACTGGACTGGCTCTGGTTTTAGTGCGACTGTTCCCGCAGGAGCAGGATCGCATGTGTGGAAGCTTGGTGTTGCAAAGAACGCCACTGATCTACATGTAGAAGTCGAATTTATTAAGCGAAATGCTTAAACTTAGAGGGAGCCTTCGGGCTCCCTTTTTTGGGGGTATATGCCGAGCTTTAAGATCGTAATCTCAGAAAAAGATGGGGTGGAGTATGAATACAACACCGAGTATGATCTTTTGCAGGCCTTGACCGAACTTGGTATCAGCGAAGGGGCAGAGAATTTTTCATATCACAAAGTCGCTCAAGACGACTCTGTTCTCATACCAAGTAATCAGCACATGATCTGCACTTCAGTGGAGATCGATGGATTTTTAGACATTGAAGGGGGATTGGTGTTTTTATGAGTGTAGCAATTAACCGAGCTCTATTGCTCAAAACAAGAGTAGAACCTACAGAAGTTGTATCAGCTGGAGAAGCTTATTTCTGGCTTGAAGGTACTTCGATTAAATATAAAGACGACACACAAACCACACGCACACTTGCGACAGGGGTAACTTCTGAAGACGTGCAAGACATCGTGGGTGCTTTTATCACAAGTGGAAACAATCGAATCACAGCTGTGTATAACGACGCTGGGAACAGTTTTGTAATCACACTTGTTGAAGCAAATATTGTTCATCAAAACTTATCAGGAGCAGGGACAAACACCCACGCGCAGATTGACTCACATATTGCCAACACCTCAAACCCACATGGAACAACTGCGGCGCAAGTAGGTGCAGATCCCGCAGGGAGCGCAGCTGCGGCTCAGGCGTTTGCAATCCAACGAGCTAATCACACTGGCACTCAACTAGCTTCGACGATTTCGGATTTAACCGAATCTGTCCAAGACATCGTAGGCTCGTTTATTCTTGCTGGAACGGGCATTTCAGTCGCCTACAACGACGCTGGGAACAGTTTCACAATCACTTCAACAATCACTCAGTACACCGACGAACAGGCGCAAGACGCCGTGGGAAATATTCTCACAAACTCAAGCTCCATTAGTTTTACTTACAACGACGCGGGGAACACGATCACCGCAGCGGTACTTCCAGCTGGGGTAGATCACGATTTACTTTTAAACTTTGTTGCTAACGAACATATCGACCACTCAGCCGTCTCTATTAGTGCGGGGACAGGGCTTACGGGCGGCGGGGACATCACAGCAACTAGAACTTTAAACCTTGCCGACACAGCGGTGACTCCTGGCACCTACGGCTCTGGAGCAGTTCCACAATTTACAGTAGATGCACAAGGTAGAATCACAGCGGCTTCAAACGGACCTGCGCTTGTGATCGGTGACAACTTTCAACAATTCTCGGATCTCACAGTTTTTACAACGACTTCGGCCACGAACGTAGCAGCTGCATCTTTCACAACGACTTCAAAGCAAGTTGGTCTTTACAGAGTCGGACTTTGTTTTGATTGGACTTATTCACAAACAACATCAGATGCAATTTTTTCTCTTTTTATCGACGGCGTACTTCAAGACGGCGAGTGGAGAATGGAGACTTCTGAAACTGTAACTCAAAACATTCCTTTTAACTGGTTTACTTATATTAACTTCGCAACACAAACAACTCACACAATTGAGCTCAGGGTGAGAAGTGAGACGGCGGGACAGACTACAACTGTCAATCGAGTGAGAGTTGAAATGTGGAGGGTTTCATAATGTTTAATATTTTTACTTTTACAAAAACAGTAACTAACACCACAAAACTTGATAAAGAGCTTCGTGCCAATACTACGTTTGGATCTCTGTTCGACTACTGCTCTACAAGCGGAGATCAGCTTACCATTTACTTTACACAGAACCTTAACCAAACGCAGATTGATGCTTTATCTGCTTTTGTATCGGCTTTTTCTAACGTGTCTGTTTATGACACTTTATATGCCCATTTAAAATCAAACATTGATCCTTTCGTAGAGGAGCTTCTTATCGGTATTCGCGCTGAGAATATCGAAATGGGAGTTACTCAATCTGGAAAAACTTTGGAGCTTTTAGGGTTTTTTGAAAATCACTTTCAACTACCTGGAAAAGTAAGAGCAGTTACACTTCAAGGTTCACTTATGACTGGAAGCCTCACTGTAACAATTGAAATTTTGGATTATTTAATAGCAAATCCGAGCTTATATTCGGATCTTAACCCTTATGTAACTGTAGATAGATTGACGATTTGGAAGAATAAAATAATCGCCAAACTTACTTAGGAGCCTTTATGAAAAAACTGAGAATAGGTTTCTCAAAACCTAAAGACAAATTGTTCCCGCTTTTTTCTTGGGCAATTCGTCTTTACGAGGGAACCCCCTATTCTCATGTTTATATTCGGTGGGAAACCAAATGGAACACTTGGCTTTGTTACCATGCTGCCAGCCTCATGATCCATTTCTTAGGCGAGGCTAGTTTTGCTCGACATATTACTGTGGTGGAAGAGTTTGAATTTGAGGTAGACGAAGAAAAATTTGATAAACTCATGGCTTTTTGCACGAAATATGTGGGCGAGGACTACGCCCTAATGGAAGTTGTTATGATTCCTTTTTGGGATGCACTTTCTAAACAAGGCAAAACTTTCCCCTCCTTAGCTAACGGAGCCAACAAGCAATATTGCGCCGAGCTAGTAATGAGGGCTTTGGGCGAGATGAATGGTAAGGAATTGACGCAAGACGCGGATAGGGTGAAACTTAAATACGTCTACGAGTTTGTCAAAGAAAAACACAGAGCGGGGGCCACAATATGAAATATTGGACTTGGGCCGAGATCAGATCAAAAATCGAACAAGAATGTGATCTCGAGGATGAAGATTTTGTAAGAAGAGACGAGCTTCTCGCTTACTGTAACGAAGCAATCGACGAGGCAGAGGCAGAGATTCACTCACTCTACGAAGACTACTTTCTTAAGAAGGTAGACATTTCAGTAGTAAGTGGCAACGAATATTTTGCAATCCCGACTTATATGCCAGACATATATGCGGATAAAATTAGACGGGCTATTTTTAGACAAGGCGACGGGACTACTGTTTACACAGTTACTCGATTAAAAGACTGGAAAAAGTTCGAGCAAAAGGCTGTTTCAGACACTCAGGTAACTACTGATCTTTATCAGTATTTTCTTGTCAATTCTACTCCTGGAAGTCCAGAGATCATGCTTGTACCAAAAGCTCGTGAATCAGGAACACTTACAGTTTGGTATTTGCGAAATGCAAATCGCTTGGCTGAAGATACGGACATTTGCGACATTCCAGAATTTATCAATTTTATATTCTCTCACATGAAAATGAAAGTCTACGGCAAGGAAGGACACCCTGGCTACCCAGAGGCTTTGGAGAGATTAGAAACTGAGAGAAATAGAATGAACGCAGTTTTAGCAAGTAGGGTTCCAGATGCCGAGAATGAAATCGAGCTGGATACTTCTGCGTATGAGGATATGAATTAACATGGATGGAAAGGTTTATGCAATGAGCTCACAATACACACCAACACAACGAGATTTTAATAACCCCTTCACACCTAAATGGTCTACGCAGCCAGTTCCACTCGATGCAGCTGGAAGACCTCTAGCTCCTGAGTTTCGCTCTGTAGGGGATGCAAACACAGGGTTACTTCGATCAGAGTACAACCTTCAAAATAATCTCAACACTCAAGTCCTAGATCAAGCAAGACAAGAAGCTCTTAGAGATCCAGGCACCATGTCTCGTTGGGGGCAGTTAGCACTTTCTCAGGCGCAAAACCAAAACGCTGCGACACAGGCGGGACAACTACAGCAAGCGCAGAACCAGCTCGCTATGTCAGGCGGTTTAAGATCAGGAGCGAGAGAAAGACTAGCTTCGCAAGGTATGCAATCTCAACTTCGCGGCAACCAACAAGCTCTTGGTAACGTACAAATGCAAGACGAAGCAAACCGACAAAAATGGATGCAAATGATGCCAGGTATGGAGCTTCAAACTGCTCAGTACGGCTCAACTCTTCAAGACAAAAATATCTCTCGCGCTCTTACAGAGCTCAACGCAGGAAGATCAATGCAACAACAGCAATACAACGAAGGTATGCGAGCTTGGGCGGCTGATAAAACCGCGCAGGCAGCGTCTAGAGCGGGCGGAAGCTCAAGTGGTATTTTTAATGATGACATGCCAATTCTTGGTGGATGTTTTCTTACAACCGCTTGTGTGGATGCAATGGGTATGGCTGATGATTGCTGGGTACTACAATCTGCGAGAAAGTTTCGTGATGGGTTCATGGCTGAAACTCCAGAGAAATCTAAAGAGATTCTTGAGTATTATCAAACTGCACCAACGATTGTTGAGAAAATCAATAAACTCCCAGACGCCGCAAGAATCTGGAAACGCTTATTCTGGGGCTATATCACTCCGTTTGTAAATGAAGCAAGACTTGGTAACAACGAAAAAGCCTACGAGCTTTATCAAAAACTAATTAAGAAAGCTAAAGAGCTTGCTGGGGGCGTAGCTTAATGGATGTTGAAATCGTCGAGGAAGTAAGCACCGAAGTCGCAACGACTAATGAGATACACGCTATCATAGCTGACTTTAGTCAGGAGATAGAGGTAACTCCAGAAATACTTTCCTCTCGTAGAGATAGGATTTTAGAACTTGAAAAAGCAATGTCTCAGGTAGCTGGTAGCTACGATATGGATCAGTTTAATCCAGGGAAAATTAGACATCATTTTGGAACTGGAGTTTACGGAAGAGAACTTTTTATTCCTAAAGGTAACGTCATCGTGAGCAAAATTCATAAAGGGAAAACTCTTAATGTAATTGCTAAGGGTGTGATCGCTGTAATTGATCCTGAAACTGGGTACAAAGTTTTAGAAGCTCCTCATGTATTTGTATCGAGCCCTTTAACTAAAAGAGTAGTTATAGCAATCGAAGATACATTGTGGATTACTTCGCACGAGAACAAAGAAGACTCTGAGGATCTCGAAGAAATTGAAGATAGAATTATTGCAAAAAATTTTAATGATAAACTTTTAAGTCATGGGGAGGAAAAATGTCTTGGGTAGCAGTCGGATTAGGTACAGCGGGGGTTTTGCAAGGGATGGCAAACCAAAAGAAAATGGAACGTCACGATGCTTATCGTGCTGAAGCACTTAGGTACTCTCCGTGGACTGGAATGGGTGATCCTGGAGAAAAAAATCTACCAGACGCATTTCAATCAGGTATTCAAGGAGCTGCTATGGGAGCAAGCCTTGGTAATCTATTTGGTAAAACTGGCACTACAGTACCTACTCCGCAAGAAACTAATGCTTTAAGCAAAGGAACGCCTGGAGCAATCGGGGCTACGAGCGGAGCAAACGCAAGTGTTTATGGTAATAATATGCAATATGCTAATATGCTTGGTGGAGTTGATGCTGCTAGAAATCTAGGGGCTATCCAACCAAATCAATATTCTCCTTATACAATGTTAGCAATGATACCACAGGAGTAAACATGGAAGAGTACAACCTTTTAAATCAGCTACTTCAGGTTGGGCAGCCAGTAGCCCCTGGTTATGGGGTACTCGCTCCACAACCAATGCCTCAAATCGAAGTACAGAAAAAAACAAAACAGCCTATTCAACCACAACTTGCAGAGCCAATTGTTGCGGCTTTTACTTCTCGCCCTAAATTTCCAACAAGCTTGGATGAGTTTAACTCACTTATAAAACGTCAAACTGAGGGGCTTTCAAGCCAGCGTGAGGGATTAAAAGATATTGAATCTCAAATTGCAGAGCTACAAAAACCTCAAGAAACAAATGCTATCGCACCAATTCTCATGGCTGCCAGTGACCTTATGGCAGGCACTCAGTTTATGAAAGGTTATCAAACTCCTGAGCAAAAAGAGCAGACTCGAAAGTCGCAAGTTCT